AACAATAAATATTAACAATAAATTATATAAAAAATGGCATTAAGATTTAATAAAGTATTATCAAAAACAAGAGATAGCGACCACTATTTTACACCAAAAGATTTTTATCAAAAACTTGATAAAGAATTTGGATTTACATTTGACCCATGCCCTTTAAGGTGCGAAATTTTTAATGGATTAGAGGTTGATTGGAAAGGAGTAATTTATGTAAACCCACCTTATTCACACGTTGAGGCATGGATTGAAAAAGGAATAAATGAAATAAGAAAAGGAAATGCCGAAAAAGTTGTTTATTTAATTCCGCTTAGAACTGATAGTTGGTATTGGCATAATAAAATACTTGCTTTTTCAGAAGAAGTAAGGCTTGTTAGAGGCAGGCTTAGGTTTGGAGAAAAAAAAGATTTAGCACCTTTTGGAGTTGCGTTAATTGTTTTTGATAAAAATCTTTCAGGTAAATCAAAACTAATTTCATACGAAAAATAATGGAAAATATAAATCAATTTACGAAAATTGGAACATTTTGTGAAATATGCAGAAATGTAGTTTGTATTTGCAAAATAGGAGAAAACTCGGCTTTAGATAAAGCTACTTTATTTGATGAAAACGATGATTGTGATGATGGAGACGATTGTGATTTTTGCAATTGTAAAGGATGCAGAGGAAGTTGTGTTGACGAAGATTTTTAAAAACCTTTTATAATTTTGAAAAAATTACAGAGAGCGTGGGCAAAAAAAATAAAAAACAAATTTTGGGTAACGCCCGTATAAAAATACGTTTTAATGTTTTTTATACTACGTTATCAATTTAATTAGTATATTTGTAAAAGTTGACAGTACGCTAAAGTTTTTTAGCAGTTGTTTTTGAGAAGTTAAGCTGTTAACTAAAAGCCCAAGTCGTTGAAGCGTGTCGAGATACGACTGGGTTTATTTGAATAGAGTAAACGAATAAAAGGATGAGTAAATTTAAGATTCAGGGAACTATCTCAAAGATAGGAGAAAAGAAAGAAGTAGCGAATGGCGCAGTAGTCATTGACTATGTAGTGGACGAAACAGCAGAGAACGGATATATTACCCGCTACTCAGTTGGAATGTACAAAAAAGCAGAATACGCTGAACACGTAGATAACTTTTTGAAGTTTAATAAGGTTGGTGATAATGTAGAGTTGGAATTTACTATAAGAAGTAGAGAGTACGAAGGACGTATTTACAACGAGTTGAATCATTGGAGATGTGATAAGGTTGGAGTGCCAACAGAGAACGCAGAAGGATTTGACCCGCTTCCATTCTGATATTAAGATTTGGTTTAGGATAGCACCCAGCCTTGAAGCATGACGAGATAGGCGGGTGCTTAATTTAAAAAGAAAACAATTATGAAAAAAAATATGACAGTATCAGAAAAAATAGTTTACCAGCAACAATTACAAACAGCTTTTTATCTTGACTTAATAACTTTAAAAGAGTTCTTAGATAGAAGCGTTAACTTATAACTAAAGCATCGTTTCAATGTGCTTTAAATATAGTTATAAAATAAAACAGTAAAAAATTTGTTGATTAGAAAATAATCATTATACTTGACGAAAATTTAATCAATGGACGAGAATATAATAAAACGATTGGATAAGTATTATGGTTATGCTCGTAGCATTGCGGGTAGTGATGGAGTAGATTTACTTCATGACCTACTTTTGAGGTTGCCAAAGAACTTAGACACATCTATACCTCAAAGATTAGACAGATACATCTACCTTTCACTAAGTAACGAGTATCACAATAAGAAAAGCGCATTTAACAAACTATACTATCCACTTAAAGAAGAGGTTGAATACTTTGAGGGAGGTTACGACATTGTACAATTGAACAAAATCTTACTTGAATTAGAGATAGATGGATTTGAAAAAGAAGTTATGATATTTAGAGATAGCTATTTTGGTTCAAACGAATACACAGTATCTAAACAGGAAAACATGACACGTTATAAAGTTAAAAGAGCGTGTGATACAATTAAACAACAAATAAAAGAAAGGTATGTTAAACATGATTAATACAGATTTGAATTTAACTTGGATGGTTCTAAGTTGGTTCATTAGCTTTGGAGTGTTCCATTGGCTTAATATTTCATATTGGTTAAAGAGATTACTTAGATTGAAGCAGTCGAAGTTCTATAAACTTATAGACTGTTATCCATGTCAATCATTTTGGATTACTTTACTGATTACATTTAATCCATTTACAGCTATTGCAGTTTATTTCATGGCGCAAATATTAGATAGAAAATGATGAACACAGAAGAACAAGAAAGCCTTGAGGCTATAAGATTCAAAATCAAACACAGTCAAACGGATTTTAACAAACAGGAAGTTCTACATCTTGCAGTAGTTTATGCTTATGTAAGTAGATATGCTGGCAAAGAAAGAATACTTAAAACAGATTGTCAAGGATGCTTGTTAACGGCAATGAACGTAGTGAGCAATTATGTTAAATTCCATGAGGATATAGATAAACCAATTGAGAATGTAGTTAATATCGAAAAAGCAGAACCAACACTAAGAGAACTAAGAGAGCAATACCCTGAGATTAAATCTAACTCAGTAAAAGGATTCTTAGAGAAACTAAATAACAAATAAGATGGAAACAGAAAACAAACAACCAAACGGAGGAAGAATAGTTTATACAATTATAGCAATCATCGGAGCAATCTACGGTGCTTATGTTTTAATAACTATTTAACATGGATGAAGAAAGATACAAAGTGCTTTATATCCTTGCATCAAGTGGAGTGATAAGAAAATTCACGTTTGATACATTTAACGATGATAAACAAAATTCACGCTATATCTTTCACAATGAAATTAACGACAATATATTGACCTTGCACTATCACGATGTAAGCTATGTATTGACATCACCAATTAAAGAAGACTAATATGCACCCGACACGAATTTTTAAAACTCCCGAAGAACTTGAAAAGGTTTGGAACGAATACAAAGCAGACCTAAAAGAAAAGGGTAAGCAATGGGAGAAGATACAGTACGTTGGTAAGGATGGGTGTAGAGTAACAGACTATCCTAAACTACCTTTGACCTTTGAGGGTTTAAAGCGTTACTGCTTCGATAAAAAGATAGGAACTGTTGAGCATTATTTCGTCAACAAAGATGGTTATTATGATGAGTTCGGTAGTATCTGTTCGCACATTAAGAACGAAATCAGAGAAGACCAAGTTACAGGTGGGATGATGGGGTTTTATAATCCAAGCATAACACAGCGTTTAAACAACCTAAAAGAACAGAGCGAGGTTAGCAGTACTCATAACATTCAGCTTCTTAACATCGACCCATTAGCAGACACAGAAACGGATGCTTAAACAAACCACATCATTACGTAAGATAGCAAGTCTTAAAAAGAAGATAAAAGCTATTCGTGGCGGTCAAGGTTCAGCCAAGACTATCTCGATACTTATGTTGTTGGTTAACCATGCAAGCGCAAATGAGCATAAAGAGATATTGATAGTATCTGCTGAATTAACTAAGATGCGTTTAACGGTCATTAAAGACTTCGTTAAAGTGATGCGTTCGTATGGTATCTATGAAGAGAGCAGATTTATAGCCTCGACACTATATCGCTTTCCTAATGGTTCGTTTATTAAGTTTATAGGCTTGGATAAGTCAGACGTTGGTAAAGGTCTTAGAAGTGATGTAGTGTACTTTAACGAGGTTAACAAGATTGATGCTGAAAGTTACAGACAGCTTGCTAGTAGAACAGGGCAAGTGTATTTAGATTACAATCCAGATTGTGAGTTCTTTGTTGATACAGATGTGCTTCATCGTGAAGACTGCGACTTCTTGCAATTGACGTTTGAAGATAATGAGATGCTTCCACAAGCTGAAAGGGATGAGATACTCAACTATAAGAAATTAGGGTACAATGAAGATGGAACTGTAAGAAATCCATATTGGGCAAATTTATGGGAGGTGTACGGTCTTGGAAATATTGGGAGCGTTCAAGGTGTAGTGTTCCCTAATTGGGAGTTTATAGATGACATGAAAGATGCGAGGTTGCTTTATAGTGGTGTCGATTTCGGTTACTCAATATCGAAGTTCGCTTGCTTGAATATCTACACTCTAAACGGTGCGTTTGTATTGGATGAAGTTGTTTACTCAAATAGGTTAACCAATCCCGAAGCAAGCCAAGCAATGTTTAATAACGGTTACAATGGTGCTGTTTGTTACTGCGACCATGCAGAGCCTAAGAGTATTCAAGAACTTCGTAATGCTGGAGTTAATGCTGTGCCATGTGAGAGTAAAACAGATATTAAACCGTATGCAATTAAGAAATTAAATGAGCAACCGTTCTTTATAACCAAAAGAAGCACTAACTTAGCGACAGAGTTAAGGCATTATGTTTGGGATGAGAAGACAGCAAAGCCACAAAAGAGTGATAGAGACCACCTTATGGATGCAATGATGTATGCGATAGGGAGTGGAGATAAATATAACGGAGATTATACAGTAAGATAATGAGCAAGGTTAGCATAATAATACCATACAAAACAGATAGAGGTTGGTTAAGTGAGGCTATTGAGTCAGTACAAAACCAAACACATAAAGACATTGAGTTAATACTTAGTCAAAGTGATAATAGAATTGGTTACAATATCAACAGAGGAGTAGAGAAGGCAACTGGAGAGTACATTAAATACTTTGCAGAAGATGATTTGTTAACTCCTAACTGTATTGAGGACAGCTTAAAAGCGATTGATGGGTATGATTTTATCCATGGTAACGCTATCAACTTCTTTGAGAATGGAAGAGAGGAGTTGTACAAGCCTCCGGTAACACATCCAACAGTTATGCGTATGGTTCACTCAAACGTGTTTCATGGAGGTACAATGTTTTACAGAGCAGATGTCTTTCAGAGGTTTGGTATGTTCAATGAATCGCTATGGACGGGTGAAGAGTACGATTTTAATTTAATGTTATTATCTAAAGGCGCAAAAATTGGCTACTGCGATGAAATTTTATTTAGATACAGAAGACACAAAGCGCAAAAGAGTTTAGGCAATAGGGATAGACTCTATCAAAACAAAAGAACACAAGCAATAAATCAAATAAAACAGCAGTATGTTTAATCATTTCTTATTATGTAGGTACAACTTAGCCTTGTACAGTTCAAACCCTTACAACGTTAAGGATAAAGATGCTTGGATGGTGGAGAGGTTACCGATGTTTAAACGACTATTGGACAGCTTAGAGGCGCAAACCAATAAAGACTTCGTTCTTATATTCTCGATTGATGCGTTTACACCTAAACACTTTCAAGTAGAACTTGCTGAACTGTTAAATACGTACTCTTTTAAATGGTTAGGATGTACAACACAGCCAAGAGAGTTCTTACAGACATTGAAGATTGAAAGAGAATGGATGATAACATCAAGGATTGACAATGATGATGAGTATTACCCTAAATTCATTGAAACAATACAGAACAGCTTTCAATCTAAGCGTGAGGTTTTAGACGTTAAAGGTGTGCAGTTCGATGGTAAGGATTACTACAAGACAAACAGACGTTATCCAAACAGCCCATTTATTAGTTTGGTGGAACTGAGCAAGGAAAGAAAGACTGCACAATACAGAGCGCATACTTCAATGAATAAATTCGCACCAGCAAGATTCGTGAGCAATGAAACGTTATACATTCAGCACATCCATGATAATAATGTTATAAACAAAATAAGCGGTATTAAGATATGAAAGTGATTGTAGGAATGGCAACATTTAAAGGTAGAGAGAAAGCGTGTGATACAGCTTTAAAAAGTCTATCAAAGCAAGTAGATACTATTTACTTGTACGACAATGAGAAGAACGAAGACTTAGCAGACAATGGCAAGTTTTACGGTCTTGAATTAATAGATGGACCATGTATTTATTTGAGCTGTGATGATGATTTGCTTTACCCTCCTAACTATGTTGAGGTAATGGTTAAGGCTATTGAAACGCACAAATGTATAGTATCGCAACATGGTAGAATATTGACAGGCTTAGACGTTGATTATTACAGCGGTCATAAATCCTTTAGATGTTTGGACGAGGTTAGAGCATGGCAGTTGATAGATGTCTGTGGAACTGGAGTAACAGGATTCAGCACCGAGTATTTCAATCCTAAATTGTGGGATGCACAAGACAAGAAGATGAGTGATTTAGTCTTTAGCCTTGAAGCAAGGAAACAAGATAAAAGGATTACTCTATTACCTCACTCAAAGGGATGGATTACGCACTTACCAATTGACCACAGCAAGAGCATAGCTGTAACAGAGAGAAGAAACAAAAGACAAATAGAGATTGCAAACGAAATTTATACTTTAAGACATGGATAGAACAGAAGAGATACAGCTTGCTGTTGATATGATAAATGATAACTTATTCCAAGTGAAGTTAGCAAGTGAAGATTCAGTAAAAACAGTTATAGAAGTTAAGTATTTACAGTTATTAATAGATGCAATAGAATTAGGATATGGAGATTAGACTGCCAAAACATACAAAGGATTTAAGGATTAAACATCTAAAAGCTTTGAACGGTATAGAAGAAGAGCCACCGAGAAACTTAAACGACTTGATAGATTTTGTTTGTGAGTTCACAGGTGAGAAAAGGAGCTTAGTAGAAGCGTTTGCAACCAAAGGTGAGATACTTAAAATCTACGAGCATCTGCTTGGATTGTTTAACGAGTTCAAGGTGATGAGTAAGCCACCTCAAACAATCACATTAAAGGGTAAGGAGTTTGAACTGATAAACCCTGAGAAAGTTGGTATAGGTTGGCATATTGATTTTGAGAAGTCAGACATACAAAAAGACGCTGTTCGGGTGGCTTGTTTGTTCTACTATCCTAAAGGTGAAATCTACGGTGCAAAGGATGAGAATAAAAACCTAATCAATCCAATAAAAGACAGATACAATCTGTTTGAGAACGAGATGCAGTTAACTACCTTTTTAGAGTGTACTAGTTTTTTTTTGCGAAAATCATCCAAATCAATGAGCGCATCCATCCACCAACAGATAGCAAGCCAAAAAACAAGAATCCTAATAACAAAGGTTCGAAGCTATTTGAGTGGGAAGAAGTCATTGACAGAATAGCAAAGGAGTATTTCAACGATGATTGGGATAAGGTAACGGATTTAAATATCTACACTTTCTCGCATAGATGTGATTACTTAACAAACAAACTTAAAAAAGAATACTTAAATAGTAAAAAGAATAGTGTTAGACGAAGGTAGCTTATTGAATGCTTTAACAATTGGAACGAGTAGAGAGGTATTAACAGCCTCTCCTCAATCTCCATTGTCTAAACTATTACAAGGATTAGCTCAAGATGTAGTTGACCAATTAACAAAAAGAATTGAGCATTACGATATTGAGGGAACAAATAGATTAAAGCAAAGCATAAAGCCTACTAAAGTACAGAATAAAGGAGGGCAGATTGATATAGGAATAACAGCAGATTTCTACTGGAAGTTTGTTAACTACGGAGTAAACGGTACAGAGATTAATCGAGGCGCTCCTAACTGGGGTTCAGTTGCAAGTAGTGGTCAATCTTTCAAAGAAAGTATTACAGAATGGAGAACAGCAAAGGGTATTACCTTACCTCCATCATTCAGCAGTTATGATTCGTTTGATTTTGCTATAATGAGAAGCATACAAAAGAACGGTAAGGAGGCTAGACCATTCTTTACAGATGTAGTGAACGAAAAGTTAGTTGATGTATTAAAGAAGCCAATAGAGAAATTATTAAAACGAAGCATTGAAATCATTATAGTAGAACCATGGCAGTAACATTTCACGATATACCACAGAAGTACGCACCGAGCGACAACCCTGTAACTTACAGATTCAGTTCTGACCAAACGGCACAGGCTAACTTTTCGTTCTTGGTAGAAACTTATATTAACGGTGCTGTTGTGGCAACAGATAAAGTGTTTCCTGAGAATGGTATTTATGCACACTTTGATGCTTCGACTATTACAAGATATATTGTACCTACTCCTACAATCTCAACTGTAATAAGTCAGAACAGCGGAACGATGAACTTGATTAAGGTAAAGGTAACAGAGTACTATGGTACTACACCGACAGCACAAGCGACTGCCACAAGTACAGAAACCTACACTTTTAAAGCGTGTTTAAGCAATGAAGCGTGGATTAGTTCAGACTTTGAAACAAACTACGAAGCTGTGCAATTCTTAACAAACTATCCAAGAGCAGAACGTGTTCAAGTGTTGAGAGGTCAAGATGTACAGCTTGCTATGATAACAAATCAGAGTCTATTGCTTACAATAAGATTCTATGATAGTTCAGACGTGTTAATTGACACGTACACAGATACACAGAATTACTACATTTGGCAGTTAAACCTCAAATCCAGCATCTTGGATGCAATAGTATTGGGAGGTATTGCGGGTGTTTCTTACTTCATTGTTGATATAGATGGACAAGATTCGATAACATTTGAGTATTTTGATGATTATTGCAATGCGCCATTTAGTTTATTATGGATGAATGAGTTTGGTTCTTACGATACATTCGTATTTAAACACAATAACGCACTTAATGCAAGCGTATCGAGTGAGAGTTATGGTAAACAGTTCGGGCAATGGGATGGTAATAGCTTTGTTTATGCCATACAAACAAGCGGAACAATAGATTTTAGTAAATCAGTTAAAGAGAAAGGGGAACTTACAAGCGATTACTTAACGCAGTTGGTGCAAAATTGGTTAGTTGAGTTGTATAAATCTCCTTTCTTACTGCTTTACGGTGTTAATACAATAGGCTTACCCATCAATATTGAGGGCGGAAGCTACCAGATAATACAAGAACGCTTTGAAGATTTGATTAGCGAGTCAGTAAGATACAGTAAATCGACAGAACATAGAAGCCTTTCAATATGAATGATAAACTAATTTGTAACGGTTTAGAGTTAGACTTAACAGACAGAATACCTGTTCCAATTAATCTATCTATAACAGACCTAAAAGACCCAGCAAGACGAAAGCGGAACTTCAGCAAGTCTATTTCTTTAATGGGTACGCAAAACAATCTAAACTTCTTTGCGGGTTATTTTAGTTTCACAGTAAAAGCTGATACTATAACATACGATGCAACACAGAAAGCTCCGGCAGTTTATGAGAAGAAAGGAGTGCCAATCTTAACGGACGCACTACTTAAATTAAACTCAATTACAAAGACTCCACAAGGTGTTTATAAGTTTGATTGTACTTTGTTTAGTGAAGCTGTGGATTGGTTCTTATTGTTGGATAGTTTACTTGTTAGCGATTTAGATTGGAGCAGTTATAACCATGCGTTAAACAGAACAAACATAAAAGCATCTTGGAGTGCTGGAGTTGGAAGCGGTTACTATTATGCTTTAGTTGAGCGTGGAAAACCTCGACTATCTACAACAACATTCAGTACAACTGATTTAATTCCTTACGTCTATCAAAGGGAGGTGCTAATTAAAATACTTGAGTTCTTAGAGGTTGAGTATTCAAGTACGTTCATTGAGTCTGCATTTTATAAAGATATGCTGTTTGGGTATGGAGGTGGAGATATTAAAACATTAAGTCCAAGCCAAATTAATAACCGATTGATAAACTTAGATGCTGGAACTTTAACTGTAAATAAAACATTATACCCTTACCCTTTCAACGTTCAGTCAAGTTATCCAAGGAGATTATTTCCTCAGAATTATTGGACTAATCCGTTCAATGATTTAAACTCTACGTTCACAACTACGCAAGACAATCTTGCACAATGGGATGATGGTAAGATTTACGTACAATATGCTGGGAATTATAACTTAAGCATATCGTTAAGTTTAGATTATCAGTACTCACTTTTGGGTTCTTATACATTTGATAATGCAAATGGTTTTACAGTTGTAGTAAGAAAGAATGGTATTACCTTATACACTCTTACACAAGGAAGTGCTATCACTTGGGATATAACAGGAGGCGCAACAATCACAGCAAGCACAAACACAAGCAGAAGCATAAGCTGTAATAGTGGTGATATTATCGAGTTCTTGATGTTTAGTGGAGATGCTTATATTGTTGACCCAACAGATACATGGGATAATAACTTACCATTAGCAATCACAGAAGCAAGTCCAATCACAATTGATTTCACTTCGACAGATGTAACGTTAACCGATGGTGGCACAGTTGAGATTGGTAGATTTTTACCTGAGATGAAGTGTAGCGATTTTCTAATTGGACAGATTAGACAGTACAAGTTGCAAGTATCAGATAAAGACGAAGATGGGATTGTAAAGATTGAGCCAGAGGTTGACTTTTATAAATCAACAAATGTATTCGATGATTGGACACAGTTACTTGACAATGATAAAGACGTAGTATTAAAACCAACAGCAAACGACTACAAAAAAGAATCTGTTTATTCGTTTAAGAAACTTGAAGACTTCGATGCTACTGAATACGCATTAGCCTATGAAGAGGAGTATGGTAATCTAAAGTACACGCAAGGGAGTTACTATGCAAAAGGGCAAGATAAGATTGAACTACCTTATGGTACAATTATACCTTATGAGATAAGTCCTAACATCTTAGTTCCAAGATTCATAAAGATTGATAACGGTACGGTAAAGCCAGTTAAAGGAGTGGCGAGAGTTATGATTAACAACGGATTAAAGGCGGGAAATTGGACATTGACAGATACTATCAATCCAACAGACCCAGCGAATAGAGAAAATTTAACTACCTATCCATGTGTTCATCATTTCGATGATTACCAAAACCCTTCGTTTGACCAGAACTTCAAGTTAGTTAATGAATTGTTTTATGTAGCAACAACAATAACGACATTAAACACCTTTAGTAAATACTACTTTCAAGGTCTTAATGAGATGGTTAATATAGATGCGAAGTTATTAACGGCATACTTTAAACTAAATCCTGTCGATATTAGGAACTTAGACTTTAGTAAATTAAAAATGCTTAACGGTTCGTTATGGAGATTAAACCAAGTATTTGACTTTGATAGTGATATACAAGAAACTACTAAAGTTGAAATGGTTAAAGTATTAGAGGCAAAGAATCCAAGACGTAAAAAGACAGTATTCCCGAATCCTAATCTTGGATTTCAAGATGTAATTAGCGGAGTGTTTTCAAGTCCTGATGGAGTAGGTACAGATACGGGAGTTATAATAGGAGGATATAGTGGAACATCACAAAACAGTAAAATAATAAGAGGATAATATGTGCAAAGATGAAAATGTAAGAATAGTAATAAAGCAAGGTAGTGGAGTCCCAACTGTACCTGTGAGTGCAGACCATAGAAATGGCGATTGGATAGCAACAGACATCTACGAGGGTGAGCAGTATCAAGATACAGATACGGGTATTGTTTACACTAGAAGCTCAACTGGTATTGAGGTGGTTGGCGGTGGTGCTGGAGTTGTTAAAGTTTGGCGAGGCTTAATTAGTCAAGACGGTACTGGAGACCCTACAGCTATTGTCTTAGAAAACACATTAGGTGGTACTATTACTTTTAATTATGTTACTACAGGAATATTTACAGCTACACTAACGGGAGCGTTTACAGTGGATAAGACATTTTTAACGTTTAACAGTATAATAACTGGTTCATTTTTATTTTCTTGTGAGAGAAAAGATTCCAATGATTTAAACTTGAGGTCTTTAACGACTAGCTTTGTGTCAACAAATGGCTTATTAAACAAAACAGAATTACAAATTATAGTTTATCCGTAATGGCAGAAGAAATAATATTTAAGACGGGTATTGATACTGGTAACTCCGTAAAAGAAGTTAACAAGTTAGAGAAGTCTATTAAAGATGTAAGCACAGCTTCAACTCAAGTTAAAAAGACATCTGACGATGCTCTAAAAGATTTGAATGCTAGAGTCAATAGTGGTACAATGAGTTACCAACAAATGACTAAAGCTGTTAAGGATTACCAAACAATTGCACTTACAGCGGGAAGAACTTCTGCTGTTGGAAAGCAAGCGTTACAAGATGCCTCGCAACTTAAAGACAAATTAATTGATTTAGATAACGAGGTAAAGCGTTTAGCAGATGACCAAAAGAATCTTAAAGGTGCAATGGAGTTATCATCAACTGTTGTTGCTGGTTATGGTGCTGTTAAAGGTGCTATGGCTTTAACAGGTGTTGAGTCTGAATCCTTACAAAAGTCAATGGTTAAACTACAAGCGGCTCAAACATTACTTAGTTCACTTGACAGAATAAGAACATCACTACAAAAAGAAAGTAGTATGATGATGTTAATACAAAATGTACGAACTAAGTTATTGACTGCTTCCCAGTATGGACAAGCAACAGCGACAGGAGTAGCTACAACAGCGAGCAAGGCTTTAAGGGTGGCTATGTTATCAATTCCTATTGTTGCAATCATAGCGGGTATAGTTGCATTGGTTAGTGCTATTGCTTACTTTGCGAGCGCGACTGATGATGCAGAAGAAGTAAACGAGAAGTTAACTAAATCTTTTGAGAAACAAGATGAGATATTAGGTAGAAGAAGTGCAAAGATAATGAAAGATACAGATAACCGTATCGCATTAGCTAAATCTGAGGGCAAAGAAAA